ATGGCGACATTAAGAAAAACTGGTGGTGCTGTGGGGGCCGTTTGTTCTGTCGGCGCGATCATTGCGCTGGTGATGAGTGGTGGCCATGTTCGCACGAATCAGCGAGGGCTGGAGTTAATAGGCAATGCTGAGTCCTGCCGTCGTGATCCGTATGTCTGCCCGGCTGGCGTGCTGACTGACGGTATCGGCAATGCCCACGGTGTTAAAGCCGGAACGCGCAAAACCGATGCACAGATCGCCGCTGACTGGGAAAAGAACATTCTCGCTGCTGAGAAATGCGTAAACAGCTATGCGGCTGGTTCGAAGCTGAGTGACAACATATTTTCTGCCGCCACGTCGATCACGTTTAACATTGGCTGCGGCGCCATGCAGAAATCGACGCTGTTCTGGATGCTCCGCAAGGGAGAAACGTCGCAGGCATGCCAGCAGTTCACTCGCTGGGTTTATGCGGATGGCAAGCAACTCCCCGGCCTGGTTAAACGTCGTGCCGCTGAGAAGCAACTTTGCCTGGATGGTGTGTGATGAGCGCCGAAACGCGCGCCAGCATCATCGTATTCCTGATCCTGCTGATAGTTGGGCTGTCTGTAATTTCCACTCTCCGCTATGAGGACAACAGTAACCGCGCTGATATGGCGGAAGCCAATGTTCTTGTGCAGGCCAAAGTCATTCAGATGCAGGCCGACCAGCAACAGGCGTTTAACGGCATCGCCAGCGCCACGGCGAAACAGAATACAAGTGTGGATGCAAAAGCAGAGGAAACCGTCATTGAATATCGAACTATCCTCCGTCGTGAAAAAACATGTGATCTGCCTGTTCCTGCTGACATTGCTAACGGGTTGCTCGAATACACGTACCGCTTACGTGCCAGCGCAATGCACACCTCTATCGACGGGACTGACACAGCAGGTGCTGGCGCCACTGCCGCCGGCCAATTGACTTATTGCCAGGCCGTTCTGTGGATACGGCCATTGCTGACGGCAATAGATAAAGCCAACAATCAACTTTCAGCCATTCAACAGGCTGAACAACTCAGACAGGTAAAAACAAAATGACGTGCTATGAAAGTGTATTTCTGTACTTTTCCGCCGTGGGCACCGCGTTTCTGTTAATCATTGGTGGCGGGGTAAAAATCCACGACTGGTTCAAAGCCTACGCCGCCGCGAAAGCAGAAGCGGCCGCCGTTGCAGCAAAAGCAAAAGCTGATGAAATCGAAGTAGCGGTGCAGGTGCGACTTAAACAACTCCAGGCTGCTGTAGACGAAGAACCGAAGGAAACGGCAACAAGTACATCTGGTCCCGTTCAAGCATAAAAAAACTACTGTTTGAACGAACCAAGACCGTCGCTAAACAGCTGACTGGCTTGCAGAAGTATGTGCATGATCAGTGCATGAGGTAAATCATTGACAGCAAACCGTAAGCAGAAGCTCAAATCTGCTTTAATAAGGTTATTGATAGTTTTTTTCTATTTAATCTTTCATTTTTGATGCCGATATAGATCCCACACCACTAAGGAGGGAATCTATGTCTACAAAAACTTATGCATACAGAGTAACTATCACATTTGACCTGTCTTATTCTAAAAGTCCTGAGTATAGACTCATAAACGCTTACCTTGACGAAAAGGGGATTACTTCCTTAAAGTCGTTAGATGAAAACATGCCAAGTAATATTTACACTGGTGTTGTTTATGCTGAAATTGATGTCGCAGGAGTAAATCCGACCTTAAATGAATTAAAGGTCGGGTCTGATAAAGTTGTACGAAACACATTTGAAGCTATCAAGCGAAACGCTGAAAACTCGGGCATAGCGATCACCTTATATGTTCAAGCCTCACCAGAGTTGGCTACATCCAGCCGCAAAAGTCGCATTTAGTTTAACCGTGTCAATGGGCATTACAGCAGGCATTCACTGAGTGCCTGTGATAATGCTAGATTATCCTTCTTAGCGAATAGTGGGATTATTATGGATGAATGGTTTAATACGAATGCGAGTGCCATTATAGCGGCTTCATCAGGTTTATTATCTGCGATAGTTGCTGCCAGCTTTACTCTTATGGGCAGTATCTTGAATCATCGAGCAAGCAAGTCACAAAGAGACGACACTTTCATTCATGAGCGTTGGAAAATGAATCGTGATCTCTACCTAAATAAGGCCGAGGAGATACTTTCTCTCTTCGATAAATGGTATGACAATATGTATCAAATAATGCTTCTAAACATTATGGTTGCGACTGAAATAAAATCACAGTTAGAGGCAAATGAAGAAATAAAAGCTTTTAATGATAAGCAAATTCAAGCAAGAATTGGCTCACTCCTTTCTCTTTATTTTAGTGATTTAGTTGGTGACTTTAATGCAATGTCGAAAGTATTGAACGGGAATATTATGTCCTATACCGAGGTGATTATAGGGAAGATGGATAAAAAGGAGTACGCTATTAAAGCTGAGCGAGACTTTAATAGTACAAAAGGTCTGGCTAATGCTTTCATCGAAAAATTGGCAGAGATTTCAAAAACGAAAATGTAGTTTTTGACTTAAATTTTGATGGCCACTGGCATCCGTTGGAGGCTTTTTTATTGCGCTTTGCATGCGCTAAACAATCAAGAGTCTTTCAGTCGTGAGACTGGGGAGATCTGTTTTCTCGGGCGGATATCCCATGCGACGGGTTCACATCTAAAAGGAAACTTTATGCAGATCACTATTTATGGCGTCTCGTATTCGATATTGAGTACTAGCCACAACCGCTGGATAGGCATCGAAACTGTCATAAGCAATTTTTGCCTGACGGTACGTTGCTGGCGGAGATTGATGATGGTTCTCAGGCCTTGAGCATCAAGGTACCCAAGCTTCCTTAAGAACGGTAAGATCATAGAAAATGCAAAACATAAATGGCATTCTCAAGAAAGTTCAAAAGGAGGCAATATGGGTTTTAAAACTGACATAGACAATAGATACAGGTTGGTAAAAGTTACCGTAACCTTCAAAGAAGGGAGAGGTAGGGGTGTACATGCCTATTCTGTTGAGGCGGAAACTGAAGAGATTGCAAAAGAAAAAGTCGTCGAATGGCTTGAGTATCAAAAGTATTACCCCGAAGATTACGAATAAAATTCCCCTATATAAAAAGGTCGCTCCGGCGGCCTTTTTTACTGTTCTACGATCGAGTTAAACAAGCGAGGTATTTTAAATGCCACCTCGTACACCAAAAGCCTGCCGTGTACGTGGCTGCCGCTGCACAACAACTGATCTTTCTGGTTACTGTGAAGCGCATAAAGGTGAAGGCTGGCGGCAGTACAAACCGGGACAGTCACGCCACCAGCGCGGCTACGGCAGTAAGTGGGATGTGAAACGCGCAAGGATTCTGAAGCGCGACAAAGGTTTGTGCCAGGAACATCTTCGCAAAGGTCAGGCTGTTGCTGCTGCGTGTGTAGACCACATCCTAGCAAAGGCCAATGGCGGAACGGATGATGATCATAACCTTGAGGCGTTGTGCTGGAGATGCCATGCGAGCAAGACCGGGCGCGAGCGCATCAAGTGAGAATGATTCCCATTTCAATGATGTAGCACCAAAATGGGGCGAATTTTTTACATTCAGGGTGGGAGGGGGAGGATAAATTTCTGCATCCCCTTGCCTGTCGGACTGCCCGCCTCCCCGAATTTTTATACCCGCGAAAAATGAAATTTAACCAGGAGTGCCGCATATGGCTGGAACGGCAGGGCGTTCCGGGCGTCGCCCCAAGCCAACGGCGCGCAAGGAACTGGCCGGTAACCCCGGCAAGCGAGCCCTGAATAAAGAGGAACCGGTCTTTACGCCGATCAAAGGTGTGGCACCGCCGGACTGGTTCACAGAAGACGATCTCCCGCTGGCTTCCGTCATGTGGGAACTGACCACAAAAGAATTATGCGGGCAGGGGCTGCTTTGCGTTACCGACCTCGCGGTGCTTGAGCGCTGGTGCGTGGCCTACGAGTTCTGGCGCCGTGCCGTGAAGAAGATCGCGGCGGAAGGCAACACTATCGTCGGCGCGATGGGCGGCAGGATAAAGAACCCCGAACTGACCGCCAAGAAAGAGCAGGAATCGGAGATGAGCTCCACCGGCTCCATGCTGGGCCTTGACCCGAGCAGTCGTCAGCGTCTTATCGGCCTGGCCGGACAGAAGAAGACCTCCAACCCATTCCTGAAGATGATTAACTCATGAGCCGGAAATCATACCCCAATGTCAACGCCGCGAATCAGTACGCCCGCAACGTTGTGCGGGGAAAGATACCGGCGTGCCAGTTTGTCATTCAGGCCTGCCAGCGTCACATCGACGATATGGCTCAGGAGAAAAGCCGTAAGTTCAGGTACCGCTTTGATAAAGACATGGCGGAGAAGGCCGCGAAGTTTATTCAGTTGCTGCCGCACACCAAGGGCGAATGGGCGTTCAAACGGATGCCGATCACCCTGGAGCCATGGCAACTTTTCGTTGTGTGCTGTGCCTTCGGCTGGGTGCAAAAGGGAACAAAGCTGCGCCGCTTTCGTGAGGTTTACACCGAGATCCCCCGTAAAAACGGCAAGTCGGCAATCTCCGCCGGCGTGGCGCTGTACTGCTTTACCTGTGACAACGAGTTCGGCGCGGAGGTGTATTCCGGCGCCACGACCGAAAAACAGGCCTGGGAAGTGTTCCGCCCGGCGCGGCTGATGTGCAAGCGCACGCCGTTGCTGGTGGAAGCATTCGGCATCGAGGTGAATGCCTCCAACCTGAACCGCCCTGAGGACGGCGCGCGGTTTGAACCGCTGATTGGCAACCCGGGCGACGGCGCGTCGCCGCACTGCGCCATCGTTGACGAATACCACGAACACCAGACCGATGCGCTCTATACAACCATGCTGACCGGGATGGGCGCGCGGCGGCAGCCGCTGATGTGGGCGATCACCACCGCCGGTTATAACATCGAGGGGCCGTGCTACGACAAACGCCGTGAAGTGATCGAGATGCTTAACGGCTCAGTGCCTAATGACGAGCTGTTCGGCATCATCTATACGGTTGACGAGGGTGACGACTGGACGGATCCGAAGGTACTGGAGAAGGCCAACCCGAATATGGGCGTCTCGGTGTACCGCGACTTTCTTCTCAGTCAACAGCAGCGAGCGATTAACAATGCCCGGCAGGCTGGCGTTTTTAAAACCAAGCATCTGAATATCTGGGTTGCCGCGCGCGCAGCCTTCTACAATCTTGTGTCCTGGCAGAACTGCGAAGACAAAACGCTGGCACTTGATCAGTTCGAAGGGCAGCCCTGTGTGCTGGCGTTCGACCTGGCGCGCAAGCTCGATATGAACAGCATGGCGCGGCTGTTTACCCGCGAGATTGATGGCAAAACGCATTACTACAGTGTGGCACCACGCTTCTGGGTACCGTATGACACGGTATACAGCGTGGAGAAAAGCGAGGACCGCCGCACCGCTGAGCGCTTCCAGAAATGGGTGGAGATGGGTTATCTCACCGTCACCGATGGCGCTGAGGTGGATTATCGCTACATCCTGGAGGAAGCCAAAGCGGCGAACAAACTGAACCCGGTCACCGAGTCACCGATTGATCCCTTCGGCGCAACCGGCCTTTCTCACGACCTGGCAGATGAGCAGCTTAATCCCGTTACCATCATCCAGAACTACACCAATATGTCAGACCCGATGAAGGAGCTGGAAGCGGCGATCGAGTCTGGCCGGTTCCATCATGACGGCAACCCCATCATGAGCTGGTGTATCGCCAATGTGGTGGGCAAAAACATCCCGGGCAATGACGATGTGGTGAAGCCGATCAAAGAGCAGAACGAAAACAAAATCGACGGCGCAGTCGCGCTGATCATGGCAATCGGCCGGGCCATGCTTAAAGAGCCTGGCGATTTTCTCTCCTCACTGGATCCAGACGAAGACCTCTTAATTCTATGAAATCAATCGTTACCGATGTTATCGGGCTGGCCGGTTACGGACTGCTCACGGCGGGGTTTTATCTGCAGTTTGGGCTGGCACCCGCGCTGATGTTCTCCGGCGGTCTGTTGCTGGTGGCCGCACTGGCAATGGCCAGAAGGGGGAAACGTGTTGCTTGACGCCTTGTTCAGAAGTGAATCACTGGAGAATCCGGCCACGCGGATTAGCGGGGATCTGGTCGATACTGACGGGATTTTTAAATCTGATGTGTACGTCAGTCCTGAGACAGCCATGAAACTGGCGGCGGTCTATGCCTGTATTTACGTGCTGTCGTCAAATCTGGCGCAGATGCCGCTTCATGTAATGCGAAAGCACAACGGTAAAGTTGAGCCCGCGCGCGATCATCCGGTGTTTTACCTTATTCACGATGAACCCAATATCTGGCAGACCAGCTACAAATGGCGCGAGCTGAAACAGCGCCACATCCTCGGCTGGGGCAACGGCTATTCGTGGGTAAAGCGAAGCAGCCGTGGTGAAGTTGTGGGCCTCGAAAGCTGCATGCCGTGGGAAACAACCCTGCTGAAAACCGGCGGGCGCTATACCTATGGACTCTACAACGAAGAGGGTGCTTTCGCCATCAGCCCGGATGACATGATCCATATCCGGGCGCTGGGCAATAACCAGAAAATGGGGCTCAGCCCGATTATGCAGCACGCCGAAACCATCGGCCTGGGCATGAGCGGGCAGAAGTACACCGAAAGCTTTTTCAGCGGAAACGCACGCCCTGCCGGTATCGTTACAGTCAAAGGCGAAATAAAAAGTGAGGGGTGGGACAGATTAAAAAAAGTGTGGCAAAAAGCCGCGCTAGCGCTGCGCAGCCAGGAAAACAAAACCATGCTGCTGCCGGCGGATCTCGATTACAAAGCGCTGACGGTTTCACCCGTCGATGCCCAGATCATCGACATGACCAAACTGAATCGCTCCATGATCGCCGGAATTTTCAATGTGCCGGCACACATGATTAACGATCTGGAAAAAGCGACGTTCTCCAACATCACCCAGCAGGCCATTCAGTTCGTCCGCTACACCATGATGCCCTGGGTAACCAACTGGGAGCAGGAGCTTAACCGGCGGCTTTTCACCCGTGCTGAACTGGCAGCGGGGTTTTACACGCGCTTTAACCTGACCGGGCTTCTGCGGGGCACGCCCCAGGAGCGCGCGCAGTTCTATCACTTCGCCATTACTGATGGCTGGATGAGCCGCAACGAGGCGCGCGCGTTTGAAGACATGAACCCGGTCGATGGGCTGGATGAAATGCTCGTCAGCGTTAATGCCGCTAACCCGGCCAAAGATTTTACTACCGACCCAAAAAGCGAGGAGCAACCCAATGGATGATCGCGAAGTCCGCTGTTACAGCGGCGAGGTTCGGGCGGAGCAACACAGTGAGCAGCCGACACACATTATCGGTTATGGCTCGGTGTTCAACAGCCGTTCCGAGCCGTTATGGGGATTCCGTGAAATCATCAAGCCCGGTGCGTTTGACGACGTGCTGAATGATGATGTGCGCGGGCTGTTTAACCATGACCCGAATTTTATTCTGGGCCGCAGCGCTGCCGGAACGCTCTCACTGGCGGTCGACGACAAGGGGCTGCGCTATGACATTACCGCCCCTGACACCCAGACCATCCGCGATCTGGTCCTGGCCCCGATGTTCCGGGGCGATATCAGCCAGTCGTCTTTTGCGTTCCGCGTGGCGCGAGACGGCGAGCACTGGTACGAGGATGAGGAAGGCATTGTTATCCGTGAAATCTCACGCTTTTCACGGCTTTTTGATGTGAGCCCGGTAACCTACCCGGCCTATCAGGAAGCCGATTCCGGTGTCCGATCCATGAAAGCCTGGCAGGAGGCGCGCAACAGTGGCGCGCTGGCGCAAGCCATTAATCAACGAATGGCGCGCGAGCGCCTGCTGACCCTTCTTAACGCGTAAGGAAAAAACATGAAACTGCACGAACTTCAGCAAAAACGTAACACCATTGCCACCGACATGCGCGCGCTGCACGAAAAAATCGGTGAAGCGACCTGGACGGATGAGCAGCGTAACCAGTGGAACGCCGCAAAATCTGAACTGGATGCGCTCGATGAGCAGATCGGTCGGCAGGAGGAACTGCGTCGCCTGGATCAGTACCACATTGAAGATCTGGAAGACGAGCAACGTCGGGAACAACGTAACAATACGCCGGAAGCGCAGAATGCCGAACGCCGTGCTGCGGCGTTTAATAAATTCCTGCGTCATGGCTTCAGCGAACTCTCTGCCGAAGAGCGCCAGGCAATTAAAGAACTACGTGCTCAGGGTACATCGCCGGATGCCAAAGGCGGGTATACCGTGCCGACACAGATCCTGAATAAAATTGTGGATTCGATGAAAGCCTACGGCGGTATCGCCAGTGTGGCACAGATCCTCAACACTTCTGACGGGCAGGACATTACCTGGTCCACTTCCGACGGCACGGCGGAAGAGGGTGAACTGTTGGGCGAAAACACGGAAGCCTCCGAAGAAGATGTGACGTTTGGCACGGCGATCCTGGGTGCCAAGAAGTTGTCATCCAAAATCATTCGTGTGTCCAACGAACTGCTGCAGGACAGTGGTGTGGATATTGAAGCGTATCTCGCCACCCGCATTGGGCAACGTATCGGGCGAGGTGAAGCGAAATATCTGGTGCAGGGTACCGGTACTGGTACGCCGGTGCAGCCAAAAGGGCTGGTGGCATCCGTAACCGGAACGGTAAACACTGCCGCCGCCGCTGCGTTCTCCTGGCAGGAAATGAACAAGCTGAAACACGCGATTGACCCGGCTTATCGCGGTGGTCCGAAATGCCGTTGGGCCTTTAACGACTCAACGTTGCAGGTGATCGAAGAGATGGTGGATGGACAAAACCGACCGCTGTGGCTGCCTGGTATTACTGGTGGTGTGCCCGCAACTGTGCTGGGGTGCCCGTATGTAATCGATCAGGCCATCGACAGTATTGCAGCGGGTAAAAAGTTTGCTTTCCTTGGTGACTTTGACCGTTTCATTATTCGTCGCGTTTCTTACATGACGCTGAAACGTCTGGTTGAACGTTACGCTGAATATGATCAGACGGCTTTCCTGGCCTTCCACCGTTTCGACTGTGTGCTGGAAGACGTGGCTGCCATTAAAGCGCTGGTGGGTAAACCGGCGTAACAGAAAGGCTGAGTTAACCACCGCCGCGAAAGCGGTTTTTTTATGCCCGCCGTCTGGCGGGCATGGAGATTTCCATGCTGCTGACACTCCCTGAGATAAAGGCACAGTTGCGGCTTGAGGACGATTTTGCAGATGAAGATGATTTTCTTAGCCTGCTGGGCAGTGCGGTTCAGTCACGAACAGAAACGTTTCTGAACCGCAAGTTATACGACAAACAGGAAAGTATCCCGGAAGAGGATCCTGAAGGGCTGGTGCTCACCGACGATATACGCCTGGGCATGCTCCTGCTGCTGACGCATTACTATGAAAATCGCTCGTCGGTCAGTGAAATCGAGAGGTCAGAAATGCCGCTGGCCTATAACTGGCTGGTAGGCCCGTACAGGTTCATCCCGCTATGAAGTTACGCCATGCGCAAACCAGCGCAACTTATATCCTCCCCGACCCGGGTGAACTTGACAGGCGGGTGCAGATCCGCCAGCGCGTCGATACACCCTCGGATGATATGGGGACTGAGCCGACGTATCCGGTGGCTTTTTATACCTGGGCAAAGGTGACGCAGACCAGCGCCACCACCTATCAGGAAACGGCACAGACGAATAATGCCATCACCCATTACATCACGATCCGCTGGCGTTCCGGCATCACGAAAGATTTTGAAGTGGTGCTCGGCGAAGAGGTGTTTCGTGTGCAGCGTGCCCGCGATCTCAACAGCAAACGGCGGTTTTTGTTGCTGGAATGTACCGATCTCGGCGTGCCGTTGAACAACGGAGGGAGCAGCAATGGCGACACCCTTTTTTCACGTTGATTTTCAGCAGCCCAGCGAGATGCGCTTCAACCGCGCGCGGGTGCGACGTGCCTTTATTCGCATTGGCCAGAAGCATATGCGTGATGCCCGCCGCCTGGTGATGCGGCGTGGCCGTTCAGAACCCGGCGCAAACCCCGGATTTCAGACCGGCCGGCTGGCGAAGTCGATTGGCTTCATGGTTCCGAAAGCGAATAAGCGACGTCCTGGCTTTATGACGCGCATCGCGCCGAACCAGCGCAACGGGCAGGGTAACAGGCTTATAACCGGCGACTTCTATCCGGCCTTTCTGTTCTATGGTGTACGCGGTGGGGCGCGCCGCCGCCGCAGTCATCATCGTGGTGCCTCCGGCGGAAGTGGCTGGCGACTGGCACCGCGTAACAACTTCATGGTTGAAACACTGAACCACAACGCCCCCTGGACGCGTTACTTCCTCGCCCGTGAGTTGCGCCTCTCACTGAAGCCGGAGAAACGCCGTAAATGAAACTGACCCCGATTATTGCCGCGCTACGCGCCCGCTGCCCGATCTTTGAAAACCGCGTGGCAGGCGCTGCGCAGTTCAGGAACCTGCCGGAGGCCGGGAAACTGGCGCTACCGGCGGCCTATGTTGTGCCGGGGGATGATTCACCGGGCGAGCAGAAAAGCCAGACCGACTACTGGCAGGATCTCCGGGAGGGCTTTTCCGTCATTGTTTTTATCAGCAACGGGCGCGATGAGCGCGGGCAATGGGCTTCTTATGATGTGGTTCACGATATCCGCAACATGATTTTCAGAGCCCTGCTGGGCTGGAACCCCGAGCCGCACGGCGAGCCCATCACCTACGACGGCGGCACATTGCTGGATGTTAACCGCTATGAGCTGACCTATCAGTTTGATTTTGTCGTTGAAAACGAATTATCCGTTGCCGACACGCGCCAGCAGGAAGAACTGGACTCCCTTGATGACCTGCTGACGCTGTCTATTGACGTCGATTTTATCAACCCCGGCAATGGCCCGGATGGTGTCATCGAGCACCACACGGAAATCCACTTTCCCGAAAACTGAGAGGCCCCATGTTTGTAAAACCCGTAGCCGGGCGGTCAGTTCCTGATCCTGCCCGCGGTGATCTTTTGCCCGAAGGCGGGCGAAATGTCGAAGAAAACAGCTACTGGCTGCGCCGGGAAGCTGACGGCGACATTAAGCGCGCGGACAACGTTAATCCGAAAAAGGTGAAATCCGATGACAATTAGTTTTAATAACGTTCCGGCTAACTCGCTGGTGCCGTTGTTCTATGCCGAGATGGACAATTCGGCGGCGAACACCACGCAGGACTCAGCCCCGGCGTTACTGCTGGGGTACGCCAACACCGGTGCCGCTATCGCCACCAATACACTTGTGCTGATGCCATCAGCGGATTATGCGAAACAGATTTGCGGTGCAGGTAGCCAGCTGGCGCGCATGGTTGATGCGTACCGCGCGACAGATCCGTTTGGTGAACTCTATGTGATCGCCGTACCTGAACCGGCAGCCGGTACCGCGGCAAAAATCACCCTGACAGTAACCGGCGCAGCGACGGAAAGCGGGATCGTTAATGTGTATATCGGTCGTACCCGTATCCAGGCGGCGGTGGTGAACGGCGATGATGTTACTGCAGTGGCGGCCAGCATCAGTGCAGCCATCAATGCGGATGTCACACTGCCCTTCACCGCATCGGCGGCGCTGGGCGTTGTGACACTCACCGCCCGACATAAAGGGCTGTGTGGTAACGAAATTCCTGTCACGCTGAACTATTACGGCTTCGGTGGTGGCGAAGTGCTGCCTGCCGGTGTCTCAGTGGCGGTCGCCTCCAGTACTGCCGGGGCAGGCGCGCCAGGTCTGTCCGGTGCGATCGCTGCAATGGCTGATGAAGCGTTTGACTATATCGGCCATCCGTTTAACGACCAGGCATCGGTTAACACCATCGCCAGCGAAATGAACGATACCAGTGGTCGCTGGAGCTATGTTCGTCAGCTTTACGGGCATGTGTATACCGCGAAGCTTGGCACCCTGTCTGAACTGGTTGCCGCTGGTGATCTCTTTAACCTGCAGCACATCACCCTGGCGGGTTACGAAAAAGAGACGCAGACCCCGGCTGACGAACTGGCGGCCAGCCGAACGGCCCGCGCCGCCGTATTTATCCGCAACGATCCGGCGCGCCCCACGCAGACCGGCGAGCTGGTGAATATGCTGCCTGCGCCGAAAGGGAAACGCTTCACGATGACCGAACAGCAGTCCCTGCTGGCGCACGGTGTGGCGACGGCCTATGTCGAAGGGGGCGTGCTTCGCATCCAGCGCGATGTGACCACTTACAAAACCAATGCCTGGGGCACGGCGGATAACAGCTATCTCGACAGCGAGACGCTCCATACCAGCGCCTATGTGCTGCGCGCGCTGAAGTCAGTCATTACCAGCAAATACGGCCGCCACAAACTGGCTAATGACGGGACCCGATTCGGCCCGGGCCAGGCGATTGTGACCCCGGCAGTGATCAAGGGCGAACTTCTGGCGGTGTATCGCCGTCTTGAGCGTGCAGGCATTGTCGAGAATTACGATCTGTTCAAACAGTACCTCATTGTTGAGCGCGACGCGAACAACCCTAATCGCCTCAATACCCTTTTCCCGCCGGATTACATTAACCAGCTTCGTATCTTTGCTGTCGTTAATCAGTTCCGCCTGCAATACCCAGAGGAGACAGCCTAATGTCCAGGATTGGTGGCACCTGTTATTTCAAAATTGACGGGCTTCAGTTGTCCCTGACCGGCGGCATTGAAGTGCCAATGAACAGGACGGTTAATGACGATGTTATTGGCCTCGATGGTTCTGTGGATCGCAAGGAGACACACCGCGCGCCCTACGTTAAAGGGACTTTCAAGGTGCCGAAGGATTTTCCTGTCAATAAAATCACCACGTCGGATGAGATGACCATCACCGCCGAACTGGCGAACGGACAGGTCTATGTATTGTCGTCTGCCTGGCTTCATGGCGAAGCAAACCACAACGCCGAAGAAGGCACGGCAGATCTTGAATTCCACGGTGAAGAAGGGGATTACCAGTGAGCGAACTTGTACTGACAAAGCCGATTCAGGCACATGGTGAAACGATCAGTGTGCTTGAATTTGAGGAACCAACCGGGAAAGACGTGCGTGAGCTGGGCTATCCGTATCAACTGAATCAGGATGAGTCCATCAGGCTGCTGGCGAACGTTGTTGCGAAATACATCATCAAGCTGGGAAAGGTTCCCCAAAGTTCTGTTGATCAGATGTCCCCTGTTGATCTGAACAACGCCGGCTGGCTGGTGGCCGGTTTTTTCCTCAGGGGCTGACAGCCGCATCAATCATTGATCGTTATTTCGACTGCGCCAGTTACTGGCGCATTAACCCTTATGAATTGTTGAATATGCCGATCAGTGAAGTACCGCTGCTGATTAGCCAGGCGAACAGGATAGAGCAGGAGAAAACTGATGGCAGGTGAGTTTGAACTGAAAGCGCTCATCACGGGCGTTGACAGGCTTTCGCCCGCGCTTGGTCGCATGCAAAAAAGTATCAGCAAATTTAAGCGGCAGGCGGAGGAAGGCGGGCGCGGCGGTCTGGTAATGGCCGCCGGACTTGCTGCCGGACTCACTTTATCGCTTCGCTCATACGCCCAGCAGGAGGATGCGGCGACCGGGCTTAAAGTCGCCATGATGCAGGCAAACGGACAGGTCGGCGCGAGCTTCGAAAATATCAACAAACTGGCCATCGGTCTGGGCAACAAGCTCCCCGGTACCACTGCCGATTTCCAGAACATGATGCAGATGCTTGTGCGACAGGGTATTCCGGCAGAAAACATCCTTGGCGGCGTGGGTGAAGCCACTGCCTACCTTGCTGTTCAGCTCAAAAAAACACCCGAAGCCGCAGCGGAATTTGCTGCCAAAATGCAGGATGCTACCGGCACAGCATCAAACGACATGATGGGGCTGTTTGACACTATTCAGAAAGCCTTTTACCTCGGCGTTGACGATACCAATATGCTGTCTTTTTTTGCCAAGACCAGCTCTGTACTTAAGATGGTTAATAAGGACGGGCTGAAAGCTGCTCAGGGTCTTGCGCCGATAAGCGTGATGATGGATCAGATGGGCATGGAAGGCGAGTCAGCCGGTAATGCGTTGCGAAAAGTCATTCAGTCAGGCCTTGATGTCAGGAAGGTCAAAGCGGTGAACAAAGTGCTGGGACGCCAGAAACTCGGCATCAGTCTCGATTTTACTGATGGTAAGGGAGCTTTTGGTGGACTCGATAACCTGTTTACGCAGTTATCAAAACTGCGCAAATTAACGGACGTCAAACGCACCGGCGTGCTTAAGGCATTGTTTGGTGATGATGCAGAAACCCTTCAGGTGGTAAATGCGCTCATTGATAAAGGCAAGGACGGTTACGACCAGATTCAGGACAGAATGAACAGGCAGGCCAGCCTGAATAAGCGCGTGGAGGCGCAGTTAAATACATTAACCAATCTCTGGGATGCCATGACCGGTACAGCGGTAAACGGGCTTGCTTCGATTGGTAGCGCATTTTCTGGCGATACAAAAAAAGTGATCACCTGGCTTGGCGATATCAGTGAGAAGTTCGGTAAATTCGCCGAAGAAAACCCGAAAGTTATCAGAGGCCTCGTTGGTGCTGCCGCCGGGTTTACTGGTCTGAAACTTGCCATGCTTGGCGTTAACACCGCGCTGGGCTTTATCGGTGGTTCACTGAAAATGACACCGATGGGGGCTTTTCTGCGCCTGGCTGCCATCGGTATCGGTTATGTAATCGCTAACTGGGATAAATTTGGCCCGGTAATCGAGAATCTGTTGGGAAAAATCGATTCTCTTACCAGCGGGACAGATGGCTGGAAGATTGCGCTGGCAGGCGTGGCGGCGTATATCGCGGGTAAGTGGCTCACCACGATCATCAGTTCAGTCAGAACAGTGGGCACAGAGGCTGATATTGCTAACAAGAAAATGGGGTTGTTGGGTAAGTTTGGGCTGGCATCCATGCTCTACGCGCCTGTGGAAGGTGCGATGGAATCAACTATCGGCAAAACATCTGCTGGCGACTGGATGAAAAACAACGGTCTGTTCTTTGCTTCTGACTGGACGCCCTTTTTCAACCGACAGAATATGGAAGAGTATGAGAAGGGAATCAACCGCGGATCGGGCGCTGCTGGTGCTACGCCCAAAGGAGAACTCAGGGTCTCTTTTGAGAATGCGCCACCTGGCATGAAAGTGGATCCTGCCGGGCCCGGCTTCCAGGGGATCAGTTATGATGTGGGATATACCAACATAGGCCGACCCTATTAGCCCCCGGTATTTTTATCTTCTCAATTAATAACCCGCTCCGGCGGGTTTTTTTGTACCCGGAGAAATTATGGCGTGGAAAGACAGGCTTGTTGATGCGTCGTTTCGCGGCGTGAAATTTAAAGTTGAAGATGAAAACGCGGGCGTTGGCCGCCGCGTTGAAACGCACGAATACCCGAACCGTGACAAGCCGTACACCGAGGACCTGGGCAAAGTGACCATGCGGCCGACAATTTCGGCGTATGTGATCGGTGATGACTGCTATGAGCAGCGCGACAGGCTCATCGCGGCGCTGAACAAACCCGGCCCCGGCACGCTGGTGCACCCGTCTTATGGCGAGCTTAAAGTCTGTGTTGATGGCGAAATCCGCGTCAGCACCACGACCAGTGAAGGACGCATGGTGCGCTTCGACCTGCGATTCGTCGAGGCCGGGGAACTCTCTTACCCGACGTCCGGCGCTGCGACAGCGCAAAACCTGACCACATCGTGTTCCACACTCGATGACTGTATCAGCACGGGTTTTGAACAGTTTGGCATGGATGGCATGCCGGACTTCGTTCAGGCCGGGGTTATTGAAGATGCGACCAGCATGGTGGGTGTCGTTTCCGACAAAATGAAAATGGTTGATTCTGCGATTTCAGCCGCCGCCAGGGCTTTGCAGGGCGATATCTCCGTCCTGTTGCCGCCGCCGTCATCCGGTAAAAATTTTGTTGAAGCGCTGCAGACCATGTGGCGCGCCGGGAAACGCTTATCAGGAAATGCCGGGGATCTCTTCACGATTATTAAAAACTTTTCCGGCATCACGCTGGGGAGTGACCTGGCGCCGCGTGGTGTCTGGAAAACAGACAGCGTGACCACCCGCAACCGGATCCGGCAGAGTAATTATGTCGCCAGTGCTATCCGCACCACGGCTATCAGTGAGGCTGCTTACGCCGTGACAAATCTGCCTGCGCCGAAAGCACCTGTTGTGTCTGACAGCAGTCAGCAAGCCGGCTGGCCTGCGGTGTCTCATCCCGCCCTGAATAATGCTCCTGCAGCGATAACCACAGCAGAGTTGCCGACCTGGGAAGATCTGGTGGATATCCGCGACACGCTGAACCAGACGATTGACAAAGAGATGTCACGTACCGGCGACGATCAGTTGTTTCTGGCGCTGCGCCGGGTCAAGGCCGATCTGAATGCCGATATCAGCGACCGGCTCCAGCAGACACAGAGAACGGTTATCCGTATGCCAGACGAGGTGACGCCCGCACTGGTGCTGGCAGCAACCTGGTACGACAACGCCGGGCGGGACAGCGACATTATCCGCAGAAACGCGATTCCCCATCCCGGCTTTGTCCCTGTTGAAGAACTGAGGGTACCAGTGCAATGAACGATAACGTAACGCTGCGTGTGGACGGGCGGGAGTGGGGCGGCTGGACGTCGGTGCGGATTGGTGCCGGGATTGAGCGGCTGGCGGGTGATTTCAGTGTTGAAATCACCCGCGAATGGCCCGGCGGTGATGAGGCAAAATCACTGCAGCCGCGCATCAGGAACGGTGCAAAGGTTGAGGTGCTGATTGGCGATGACCTGGTCATGACCGGCTGGGTTGAAGCCACACCGGTACGCTACGACGCACTGTCAGTCAGCACCGGTATAAGCGGTCGCAGCCTCACGGCTGACCTTATTGACTGCGCCGCCGAACCGAAGCAATTCAACGGGCAGTCGCTGGTTCAGGTTGCCACCGCACTGGCGAAACCGTTCGGTATCGAGGTGGTGAATTCCGGCGCGCCCTCCGGTGCGATACCCGGCGTGCAGCCTGATCACGGCGAGACGGTAATCGAAGTGCTGAACAAAATGCTGGGTAATCAGCAGGCGCTGGCGTATGACGACCCGCGCGGGAGGCTGGTGATCGGCGGCATCGGATCCACCCGGGCAACCACGGCGCTGGTGCTGGGGCAAAACATCATCAGTTGCGACACAGAGAAAAGCATCCGGGAGCGGTTTTCCACGTATCAGGTCAGCGGGCAGCGTGCCGGTAACGATGATGATTTTGGCGCGGCCACCACCACGGCACTGCGCGCAAAAACGGCGGATGCCGGTATCTCCCGCTATCGCCCGATGGCCGTCCAGCAGACCGGCCAGGCGACCGGTGCGAGCTGTATTGCCCGTGCTGAGTTTGAAGCCCGCCAGCGTGCAGCGCGCACGGATGAGACAACGTATACAGTGGGGGGCTGGCGGCAGGGTGACGGCACCCTGTGGCAGCCTAACCAGCGTGTCATTGTGTCTGACCCGGTTTGTGGTTTCGATAACCGCGAAATGCTTATCTCCGAAGTGTCTTTCATCAAAGACCGCAGCGGCACACTCGCTGAGCTGCGTATCGGTCCGCCGGATGCGTATCTGCCTGAGCCGGTTGACCCGAAGAAACGTAAAAAATCCTCTGACAAGGACCCATTCTGATGCGTGCACTGCAGAGCCTGCAACGGCAGGTACAGAGCCTTATTGCGCGGGCGGTCATCGGCAGCGTGAACGCCGGTACGAAGTGTCAGACCGTCGATGTTGCCATGATCGCGGGCGAAGAGAAATCCGGCATTGAACACATGGAGCCCTACGGCTTTACATCCTGCGCCACATCAGGCGCAGAAGCAGTCCTTCTTTTTCCGGATGCGGACCGCTCACATGCCGTGGCGGTGGTTGTTTCCGATCGCCGGTACCGGATTAAGGGGCTAACCGGCGGTGAGGTGGCGATTTACGACGACCAGGGACAGTCCGTAACACTGACCCGTGCCGGGATCGTTGTTGATGGCGGCGGTAAGCCGATCACCTTCACCAACGCGCCAAAGGCCAGATTTGAAATGGACATCGAGGCCACCGGGCAAATTAAGGATCTGTGTGACAGCAACGGGCAGACAATGGCCGGTATGCGCGTCGCCTATAACGGGAACCGACACAAAGAGAACGGGCAGGGCAATAACACAGACACCCCAACCACACCAATGGAGGCGTGATGGAACTCTGGCTGACAGTGAACGGACAACGGGTAAGCGCCAGCGCGCAACTGGACATGCTGACCCGCGCCGTGGTGATTTCTCTTTTTACATGGCGCCGCGCTGAACCCGACGATAACGCCGATGTGCCGATGGGATGGTGGGGCGACACTTTCCCCGCTGTGCAGAACGATCGCTATGGTTCCCGCCTGTGGCTACTGCAGCGCAGCAAACTGACCAACCAGCTGGTGCAGACCGTGCGGGTATATATCCGCGAATGCCTTCAGTGGCTTCTTGATGACGGGGTGGTGTCACGCATTGATCTGGACATTCAGCGCACTGGTATCAATGAGCTCGCAAACAGCATCACGCTGTGGCGCCGGGACGGACCAGTGACGATTTCATTTAACGACTTATGGAGCGCGATCACCGATGCCGGACAGTGAATTTCAGAGGCCGACGCTGGCCGAAAATATCAGCATGATCCGCACCGACCTTTTTTCGATGCTGGATGTGAGCGACACGCTGCGCCGTATGGATGAGGATGTCCGGGCGAAGGTTTACGCGGCCGCACTGCATACGGTTTATGGGTACATCGATTATCTGGCAACCAACATGCTACCGGATCTCTGTGATGAGACCTGGCTGGCGCGGCATGCCGCCATGAAACGCTGCCCGCGTAAAGATGCGACAGCGGCAAACGGGTATATGCGCTGGGATGGCGTAACCAACAACATCACCGTGTCTGCTGGTGCTGTCATCCAGCGCGATGACCTTGTGCAATATACTGCGACCGCGGATGCAACCAGTGCTGGCGGGGTACTGCGGCTGCCCATTTCATGCACTGAAACGGGTGTGACAGGCAATGCTGATGATGGGACGGCACTGTCACTGGCGACGCCTGTTGCCGGGCTGCCTTCCGGTGGCGTGGCTGACACGCTTACCGGCGGCTTTGACGTTGAAGATCTGGAAACCTGGCGCGCCCGCGTGCTGGAGCGTTACTACTGGACGCCGCTTGGCGGTGCTGACGGGGATTACATCGTCTGGGCGAAAGAGGTATCGGGCGTCACCCGTGCCTGGGCCTACCGGCACTGGCTCGGTACCGGCACGGTCGGCGTGATGGTGGCCAGCAGTGACCTTGTTAATCCAATACTGGACGCCGCCACGGTGGCGGCTGTGCAGGCACATATTGAACCGCTGGCACCGGTCGCAGGTTCTGATCTCTATGTTTTCACCGCCGTGCCTCATACCGTCAATTTCACCATTGACCTTAACCCGGACACTGTGGCGGTGCGCTCGGAGGTCGAGGCTGAGTTACGCGCCTTCCTCCTGCGCGATGGCGTACCGGAAGGGAAGCTTGAGCTTTCGCGCATTAATGAAGCCATTTCCATCGCGACCGGTGAATACAGCCACACCCTGGTTTCTCCTGCGGCGGATATCGATATTGCGAAAAACGAGCTTGCCGTGCTGGGGGTTATCACATGGCTGTAACCCGTGATGATTACATCAGCCTTCTGTCTGCACTTTTGCCGCCTGGACCGGCATGGTCACCGGATGATCCGGCGATAAAAGGCGCGACACCCTCATTGCTGCGGGCACATCAGCGCGCAGATGCACTGATGCATGAGATTGATCCGCGGACCACAACCGAACTTATCAACCGCTGGGAGAGAATTGCAGGGTTACCGGATGAGTGCATCCCTGAAGGAACCCAGACAATCAGGCAGCGCCAGCGACGTCTTGATTCAAAACTCAATCTGAGCGGCGGCATTAAAGAAGCGTTTTATCTTTCGCAACTCGCGGCGCTTGGCATGCCCGGCGCCACGATAACGCGGTATGACAAGAGCGCATTTAAATGCACATCAAAGTGTACAGATGCGCTCTGGTCACCGGAGTGGCGTTACTACTGGCAGGTCAATATGCCGTCAGCGGTAAATATCACGAACATGACGTGCAGCGATAACTGCGAATCCCCGCTGCGCTGGTGGGGGGAAACGATTGTTGAATGCGTTCTGACAAAGCTTTGCCCGTCTCATACCTACGTAATTTTTAAATATCCGGAGTAATCATGCACCGTATTGATACACCCACCGCGCAGGTGGATAAATTTGGCGCAGGCAAAAATGGCTTTACAGCCGGGAACCCACAAACAGGAACGCCTGCAACCGATCTGGATGAAGCATTTTTCGATATGTTCCAGGAGGAACTGGCCAGAATCGTTGAAAATGCCGGGATAGCCCTTGATAAGACGAAACACGATCAACTGTTGACGGCATTACAGACATCATTTCAGTCGCGCGATGCCACCCTGACAGCCATTGCAGCACTAACCGGTGCAGCTAATAAACTGGCGTACTTCAACGGAGCTGATACAGCGAATCTGACTGACCTGACCCCTGTCGGGCGAGATGTTATCGGGCAATCTTCAGTAGCAAATCTTCTCTCATACCTTGGGTTAGGAAGCATTGCCCTGGCTGGGGTTTGCTCTGGTGCATTGGGGACGAGCGGATATATAACAACACCAATGATAATTAATGGTGTGAAGAGTAATCTAATTAAGCAATGGGGGACCACGACAATATCTCTTACTGTTTCTCAAAATGCCGTAGAAGGTAATGTGTCTGTTGTTTTTCCTACGGCTTTCCCTACCGCTCCTCTAAGCCTTCAGGCGTCTGTTCTGACTGATGTGACTGGTGGAACATGCGAAACGTGCAGACCGACAGCATTATCGACAACAGGGGCTGTTTTAAGAGGAATGTCCATTTCCTCCAATAGCGCTGGATCACCAACCGCTGGAACTATTACCGTATATTGGGAAGCAATAGGATATTAAAATGACAAAATATTTCTCTCCTTCGAAGCTTGGATTTTATGATACCTCGTTAAAGAGTTCATATATTTCAGCGGGTTCGTGGCCTGATGATTTGGTTGAAATAACAGACAAAACTTGGAGCGATTTTCTGTCTGCTGCTCCTGATGGGAAGCTTCTTGGAGCAGATTCATCAGGTGCTCCGGTCTGGGTGGATAAACCAGAACCAACAACAGAACAACTTCTCTCAGATGTGAAAGCAAAGCAGGAAAATCTAATTTCATCAGCGAAGAACACTATATCGATATGGCAGACTGAGTTGCTGTTGGGAATAATTAGCGATGACCACAGAGAATCATTGGCAGCCTGGATAAGCTATATTAACAAAATGCAATCTCTGGACTTCGGCTCAATAATTGATAAGGAAAGTTATGAAAAATTTGAGTGGATAGCCATACCGAACATTTAAGTCAAGCATGTGCGTGGCTATTTTATTTACTCAGCGAATAAGCGTTATTGTTTATCTTGTTGATGAGGTACATCATTTATATTCGCATTGGTACGAAAAATTGTAGCGCGCAACAAAAAACAAATACTAACTAGTCAATGTGGCTGGTGGTAGCATACACACAGGTCATGGTGGTACAGAAGTCATTGAGGTTGGGTAGGAAGAAAGATTGTTTGGTATTGATTTTCATCGTGAAAACGGTTAGTTAATCATATCTGAGACCGAACTCTACAGCTAACTGATGAAGTTTCATTCTGTTTATTATAGACTTACACCATCATAATCTATGGTTGGTGAGAAAATGGAAATAACTGTATACAGTTTGATCGGGATTTTGTTTGTACCCGCAACAATTATGTATATTGTTCATACCGTTAGCCCTAAAAGTATAAGAGCTTCTTTTAATGCTTCTTCCGGGGGATACAATACAATAGAACCTTTAAGAGGGGTCGCTGCTTCTTTAGTGGCAATTAGCCATAGTTTTTTTTCATATAATCTAACTAATCATGGCGCATGGAAACCACTTGACTCGCAAATTGCGCCTATCTCTAATTTTGTGGAAAATGTTATATTATCTTTTGGTGGAGGAGGAGTAATACTTTTCTTTATGATCACCGGTTTCCTTTTTTGTGATAAAGCAATCAGGGCAAATGGTAACGTTGATTTTAAAAAATTTTATATTGGACGCTTTTTTCGGATAGTACCAGCATATATTTTTATTGCATTATTTATTCTTCTGGTATCATTCCTGACGGGGTATTATCATTATAGTACTTGGAAAGAATACATTCTTTCCATTGTCTCGTGGCTTACGTTTGGTCTGAGTGATCCAATGACAATATCTGCTCATATTGATAAATATTTGATAATAGCCGGAGTGCTCTGGACCCTCAATGTAGAGTGGAAATTCTATTTTTTATATCCTTTAATATGTCAGTTTTCTAGGGGAAAAATCGCTTTCATTTCACTATCTGTTTTCTTTTTAATGGTATGTGCCCTCTTATATCTAAATTTCTTTAATGGAAATAATAGCGGCATATTCCTTAGCTTTATTGCTGGTGGTTTTGCGGCAATAGCGGTGAACTGGGAGTATGGATGTTTTCGAAGAATTCTAAAAAATAACATCTTTGCGTTGATTGGCTTAGTTATATGTTTAACATCCTTGTATATGCAATTTGATGTGTATTCTTTCCCTTCGTGGTTTGGGATTTTCATTCTTTTCCTCTCCATTTCACAAGGTTGCTCTATTTTCGGTTTACTAAATATAGCGCCGATCAGATGGCTCGGGGTCATTAGTTACTCTCTTTATCTTTCGCATGGTGTTTTCTTTTTTCTTTTCAATAAAATTTTTCTGAATGGATACGGTTATTTTATACCGGCAGTGTCAGGACTCAGTCTTGCGATAATTTTTAGTGTTATATCTTATCATTTTGTTGAGAAACGAGGCATTATGCTTGGGAAATTATTAACGGACAGAAAAAAATATGACGAGAAAGTTGGAAATAAATCACTACCTGAACGTTCTGTGTTTCCATGATCGATAGATCTTATTAGAAAAGCATTCCCAAAACCCAAGAGCAACGGTGTTTGGTGTGCTGACGTACACAATTAACCGGGTTAGGGATGATGATTTAGCGTTCTGACTGTCATGGGTTTTACCTTCATTTTACCTTTGTTTTACTTTGAGCAAATCGCAGGTGTAAAAACAGCCATAAGAGGCTGTTTTAATTTGGGATTTTGGTCGGCACGAGAGGGTTTGAACCTCCGCCCCCTGACACCCCATGTCAGTAATCAAGCAACTTTAATTTCATTGTTAAATACCCAATCAAAGAAATTTTCAATATTATCAATGCAGCAAAGTATATACTCATCATCAATGTCAATAAATTTATTATCTATTAAAGACAGGCCTTTGGTTGATGTGACAATATTGCGAAGAGTTGTTTCATTATTCATGGCAGTGATATCACTATCAGAATGAACGATGCAATTTCTTATTTTGTTGAATTCTAAAATGAATGGCCACCTACTGGAAGCATCCCCGAAATTAAAATCAAAGAAAATTGATAAGTAAAGCTTTGCACGGACAATACCATCACCTCTCAAATCTGTTATGCTGGCTTTTGTCTTATATAGTGTGTGGAGTGAGTTGCATGCATTATTTAATGAATGTTCTAAGTAAGTATATAGTGATACTAGCGTGGATTTTTTGTATATTAATGGTTGGAATTTTGTTAGTAATTCATATTGTTCAGAATAGGTGTCATCTATATATTCAATATGTTCTGCATCGGTGATTCCATCAATTTCTTTCTCATATTCCTTTTTAAGGTTCTCGGCATCTTTTGAGAAATTAAGGCTCATGTTGTTAACATAATGTCTAAAGTTCTCAATTTGCATCTTATGAGAGAAAACTGCCAAGCGAAAAATGAACTTGTTAGGAAGTTCTGCCATTTTGACACTCCTTAATAAAACTACGATCAAAGTAAAATTATCATATAGATATAATGTCGACGTTTCACTGGTTTTTTAGTGTTGAATCAAGGCATGGATGTTAAAAAAAAGAATGTTTAGAATTCAAAATGTTTGCCAAAACTCGAATGATGGAAAATTATGCACCGATTTATTGAATTTTAATAAAAATATGTTTGATTTAAAATCTATTGCTGGTCGAAATCTACGCACACAAAGCGCTGTACCCTATGCTAAAAAGTGCTTATAAAAAATATTTTATAATCATGAAATTGTATAATAAAGGATGTTTTTTGAAAGAGTGAGATAACTCAATGAAAGAACCAGCAATACAATTAGTGCCAAACAAGTGGGTAACAGAATCATTGCTGATGTTGATTATGGTTTATCAAAAAATGCAATTAAATCTGCATGAGAAAAGTCGTGGATGGAAGGCAGGGAGTACGGACATTACTCGGGGGATTTTCAGCCCAAGGATACCAGCCCGATCATGTACAACCGATTTGAAGTAGATGCTTGGGTTGAAAGGCAAAAAGCGGCAATTCCACGTCAACGTAAATGACATATGTGTGAGGCTGACCGATGGAGAAGCTTACCCTAACGAACCGGGATTATGAGGTAGAGGCTGCATGAAAAGATGGAAGCGAAGAGGTTATGAATGGAGTGTCCTGCTCGTATCGTAGTTGATCCAAAGGGGCAGTTTGGAACAACTTGTTATTGCATATGTTGTTCCATTTTTTCATTTATGCATTTAATTTCAGATGCTTAGATGAGATGGAACAATCATTATTGCATGTGTATACGCGTTTCAGCGGCATGGGCAGATGCTGGATCGTTGGATTGAGAATGAAGCCTTAGGGACTTGGGGGGCAATTGGGGGGCTTTATAATATTGAACTTAATATTTTCTTTCTTAATCAGTTTATTATGATTTTTTATCGAATCCTGTAGGGACGATTTATTGAGTGGCTGGATTATCTTGATGCACTTGAGAGTGTCGATGTAACGGATACAAAAGTTATTGTTTGGCCGGAAATGCCAAGTTAAAAAATTAAGCATCTATAATTGTTGGGTCGCTCATGGGGTGACTACTTAACTGAAATCAACTAGTCGCTAACCAAACCAGAACTATATATTGGTAGATAGCTATCATGTTGGCGTGGTATTCTTTCATAATGTGAAAAGCTGGGCTTATTACTCATGAGAAACAATACATTAGATTTGGCAAGGTTGGTTGGTTGTTTTTTTATTATTGTGGTTCATTCAGGAGCCTATCCGGAAATGACGCCTGCGCATGCAGATATGTTTCAGGCGTCTTCCCGCTGGGCTGTTCCTTTCTTTTTTTTAGTGTCTGGCTATTTAATGGGGGATGGAAGAGATTTAAATGTATCACACAAGTTGAACAGGTTGGTTGGAATCCTCCTTTATTCGTCAATGATATACATTCCGATAATTTTCATTTCAACTGGATACAGTTTTCATAAATCAATTGCGTTCTTGGTTTCGTTCACAACCTTGAGCTCCGGAACATCCTTCCATTTGTGGTTTTTGCCATCCCTTATGCTTGGTGTTTTAATCACTAATTATTTTATTAAAAATACTAAGATGCTCACAGGCCTAACAATTTCTGTTGCTTTATTAATAGCATATTGGATGAGTGACATAGGTCAGGCGTTTGGCTTGCTGAAGAATAAAAACGAAGCATTTTACCTTTTCAGGACGCTTCATGGCATCTCTCTTGTGTATATAGGATATTTATTAGCGATTAACAATTTGCTTAAAAGCATCGGTAAAAATTATGCATGGATTGCATTAATTGTAGGAGTATCTCTTATGGTTATAGAGGTCCCTACTTTTAAATTATTTTCTAATGCTCAAACGCTGCCTCGTCAGTTCCCATTTTTTTAGTGTCTTCTCTGCAATTGCTCTTCTTTCAGTCTGTATAAATACAAATACCAATGAGGGCTTTTTATCTAAAGCAGGTAGAGATTATTCTCTTGGTATCTATCTTATACACCCATTTATTCTTTACTTTATGGTTCCGTATTTAAATAGACACGGCATCAATATTTCAATGGTTAACCTAATATTTGCTTTCATAATTTCATTGTTCGTTATGCATGCGATTAAGAAAATATTACCTATCGCATACAACAAGCTTAATGGTATTGGCGTGAAGTAACAGCTAACGGTTAAGGCATGCCATTGCGTGCCTTTTTTTATCCCATCTTTCTAATTTCTCTTGTATTGAAAATTTTGCGCCTCGTTCTGCTTGAATAACCAAACCTCTCAATAAGTCTGTATGTATAAACAGTGCTATCCGGTACATCCAACAAACGCAGAACTGTATAAGAACGAACTACTCTATCTTAATGCTCAGTATAAAGTAGATATTTCTGCATTACATACAGCATGGTCTACTGTTGGCCATCTTTGATGGTGACAGCGAGCTCAGCAAAAAGACACAGTTGCAAACAGCAGCTACCTCAAGGCAAGCACAAAATCTTGAGGATATCTCAGCCCTGAAAACAAAATACGGGGTGTAACATGGTTGTCACTTCTGTTCTTTTAATTTGCGACTGCGGATCTATGGATATAACAATTGATGACATCACTGGCCAATATTATCACTGCAATGATCGTGGCAATGAATGGCCTGTTATTATTTCTATGGTCGCAAAAAAGTGATGAGTCATGATTAACGCATCACTCTAGTCATTGCTCTGCGGGAATAGATTTCCGCAAATATATCAAAAAACAGATCTTACTTTACTTAACATGACTCTCCGTCTGTTTATAAATGGAGATTCTATGCAATGGAATGTCAAAGATGAAATGATGCATATTGATAAAAATATTGCAATTAAAAATGCAAGTAATGGTAATGAATTATCTATCACTCCATGTTTTTTAATAAAATAAAACGCCGGAAACATAATCAAACCCTGCGTAAGGTATAGGCTATAACTTATAGCTCCAAGTCTTTTAACTGCGTTTAAAGTAAGAAGACCGAACAAATCGGCTCCAGAGACAATGCCAAAAAATGCTGCAAGCAATAAAAACTTCTCTGGAGGCATGTAAAGAGCTGGTTTTACCATAACGATGGTACATACAGATAATACTAAAATAGTATTAGCTCCGCTCTTGCTAAACCTTACTTTTTCCGCAAGCTCCCTGCAAAGCATTCCTGTGAAGAAATAAGCCCACATAGTGGCATCCCTGGTTATTCCCGGTAAAAAATACAAAGAAAAAGCAAAAAGCAAGATAACTAACTCAAGAGGTTTCTTGTTGATCAAGAAAAATAGCGGGAGAGAAAAATAAAAAATCCACTCCCATTTTAATGTCCACGTGACGCCAGCCATTACAATCCATGGTTTCTGGAAGCTTGTTATTTGTGGCTTACTATCCCATAATCCACCATCAAACCACGGCAGTATATTTCTGATGTTGTGAAGCATATCAATGTTATGTTCAGTGAAAGTTAGTAGCAGAAAAACACCAACAAATGAACAAAAAAAAGCAAGCGGCATAATTCTGAATGCTCTCTTTGAATATAACTCAACCCAATCTACTTCCTTCTTATCCCTCACCATTCCCCAAAACAGATAAGCTGTTATCATGAAAAATACAGCGACTCCATACTTGCCAAAGTACAACATTAAGTCAGAAGTAGGCCACCATTTACCGGTGGTAATATAATTATACGAGCAGTTTAAATGATGGAATATTACTAGTGCCGCCAGATAATATCGAACACCATCAATATTGTTATTGCGCTTTTCGCTTATATCTAAATCAAGGAATTTGAATAATGGAGAACTAAACAACAGGATTGATAGTACCAAACAACAAAACACGACAGAAATAGAAAAATAAAGATTCATTTAAAATCTTCCTGTGTCATTACCATAGCCAATGAGTTACGTAATAAAAGGCGAAATTTTCGCCAAAAAGCTAATCACTTCTGGTGATGGTTACAGGTCGTACATCGAGGCATCACCACCTTATCGAATAGACACACTATAAATGATTTTTACCAGACCCTTAACCCCCACAGATGGTTTGCGTTGATTTTAAAGTACAAAAAAGAAAGTCTCGCGTACCGCTTGATCGGCATTATCGAATAATAAATGCTGTATGCATAAACAGTGTTATCAAAGGTGACCATGCCACGCAAAACTGACATCCGTTTCGCATTTACGCTGGCTGTACAGAAGAACCCTAAGGGATACCAGTGCCTGCGTACTGACGACTTCATTCGAGAACTCGGGAAGCTAAACTGGCACTTCAGCCGGACTGACGCGAATGAGTGGATAAAGCGCTATCAACCGGACTTCATCGACAAGACGCAAGACTTCAGCGAGAACCGGCTCTGGATACTTCGCGGCATGGGGAGGGTTCACTGA